TATATTATTATATAATGATATTAATTATATAATGATATTAATTATATATATAAAAAACTTGTTAAAAATTATTAATATGTTAAATATATATAATAATATAACTAAATAACAAAATAAAATGACGGGGGGATTACTAAATATTGTATCTTATGGAAATCAAAATGTAATATTAAATGGTAACCCTAAGAAAACATTTTTTAAAGCCACATATGCAAAATATACGAATTTTGGATTACAAAAATTTAGAATAGATTTTACAGGGCAAAGGTCACTACGACTAACTACCGATTCTACATTTACATTTTATGTGCCGAGATATGCTGATTTATTAATGGATACATATATAGTAGTCACACTTCCGACAATATGGAGTCCAATATGGCCTGCGGCAAATGATTGTGACCCAAGCTGGGCACCGTTTGAGTTTCGCTGGATTGAAAATTTAGGCACACAAATGATTAAAGAGATACGTATATCAGTGGGAGGGCAAACTTTGCAAGTATTAACAGGGAAATATTTATTAGCACTTGTGCAGCGGGATTTCGCAGGGACAAAAAAAGATTTATACAGTCGAATGACAGGCAATGTTCCCGAATTAAATGATCCAGGAAATGCAAATAGTAGAATAAATATGTATCCAAATGCATATTATACAAATTTGCCTCAAGGTTCAGAGCCTTCCATACGAAGTCGTAAATTATATATACCAATAAATGCATGGTTTACGCTTTCATATCAAATGGCATTTCCATTAATTGCGCTTCAGTATAATCAGCTAAAGATAGATGTAGTGATGCGTCCTATACAAGATTTATATACAATTCGCGATGTTATGGATCCGCAAAACGGTTGGCCTATTGTTCGTCCCAATTATACGAATGAATATATGCAGCTTTATCGGTTTTTGCAGTCGCCTCCTAGTGTTAATCTAGATGCAGCGGATGACCAAAATTCGGCACAATCTGAGTGGAATGCAGATATACATTTGATTAGCACATATGGATTTTTATCAAATGATGAGGCGAAAACGTTTGCGGCATCAGAGCAAAAATATTTAATCAAATCTGCATATGAATGGAATTTCGAGAATGTTACAGGTTCACAGCGTGTATGGTTAGAAAATACATTGGGTATGGTAAGTAGTTGGATGTTTTATTTTCAACGCAGTGATATTAATTTACGTAACCAGTGGAGCAACTATACGAATTGGCCGTATAATTATTTACCGGTGAATATAATACCTGCTCCTGTTTATAATACCGTTATTTATGGAAGTAAAACGGTTTCTTGTTATGCACCGTCACCAATAGGTCCTGGATTTAATACATTAACAGGTAACAATACTGGATTTTTTATTACACAACCATTTAGTGTAGATAATCAGCAAGATATTTTATTAAATATGGCTATTTTATTGGATGGTAAGTATCGTGAGAATGTATTAGATGCTGGTGTATACAACTATATCGAAAAATATACAAGGACAAAAAGCAATGGTCCGAATGGATTATATTGTTATAATTTTTGTCTAGATACAGATCCGTTTAATTTACAGCCGACAGGAGCGCTTAATACGAGTAAGTTTTCGAATGTGCAATTTGAGTTTACTACATTTTATCCACCGTTGGATCCAAATGCTAATTTTCTGACAATATGTGATCCGACTACAAAATTACCGATTGGTGTTAATAAACCTACATGGCGTATATATGATTATAATTATAATTTGGTTGTTTTGGAAGAACGGTATAATGTTATTACATTTATGTCTGGGAATGCCGGACTTATGTATGCGCGGTAAATATAAATATAAATATAAAAATCATAACACATTATTTTTATTTTTTGTGTAAATAAAAATAATGTATGAAATGTATCAAACAAGTGATGTATTAAGTTGTTGTGATACTTGAACAAATGTGGTGCAAAGTGGCATATGTTTAATACAGGATGAATTTATATATGTGCATGTGCTTCGTAGCCCTCCCAAGTAGTCCATGATAGTATCTTCTAATGGACCACGATACGGAACACGAATAGTGCGTCCTTCTGAAGCGCGATAATCATTCATACCACCATAATGTTTATTCATGGCATGTGAAGAACTCATACCATAAAATAGTTTACTTTGTGATCCATCCGGATTGGTTATAATTTCTCCTGGATTTTCGTCGTGTCCGGAAAATGCACCTCCCACCATGACAAAGTCAGCACCGCCACCGAATGCTTTTGCCATGTCACCTGGACAAGTGATACCTCCATCGCCAATAATATGTCCTCCTACGCCATGTGCTGCATCTGCGCACTCCATAATAGCGGATAATTGTGGCATACCTACGCCAGTTTTCATGCGTGTAAGACATGCGCTACCAGGACCGATGCCAACTTTAACAACATCAACGCCGCCATTGAGAATAAGTTCTTCAACAATTTCGCGTGTAACTACATTTCCAGCTACAATAATTTTGTCGGGGTATGCTTCGCGGACACGTTTGCAAAATTGGACAAGTGATTGAATATAACCATTTGCAATATCAATACATATCCATTTACATTGGATAACAGAAAGTATTTCTTTTAGACGAATGAAATCTGATTCATGGATTCCGGTTGATACCATAAAAAAATTGGGATCCAGAATTACATTATTATTTGATTGATATAATATAAAATCGGAAACAGTATAGAACTTATGTAATGCTGTAATAATTTTAAATTTTGATAAAACACTGTAAACATCAAATGTTCCGACAGTATCCATATTAGATGCTATAATGGGAATACCTACCCATGGTTGTAGAGAATTACAGTTTTTGAATTTTATTGTTCGACTTAGGTTAACATTTGAGCGACTATCAACCGTTGAACGTTTTGGACGAATAAGAACATTGTGAAAATCTAGTTTCAAACCTTCTTCGATTTTTGTCATGTTTTTGATGAAATATTGTGATTATGATTGTTATATACACGTATATGAATTATTAACTTATATATGTTGTATATAAAGATATATTATTACAAACTATAGTTTTAAATATATTTTATATATTGTTTAATTGTTTAATTATTTATATATTTTTAACTATTTATAGCAATATTTAAAATGTTACAATATATTATACTTATATTATACGTATATTATATTCATATTTATAGTAACAAATGACAATTAAAACAACATTACAACAACTAATGGGGGGAACAACTCCTATTATGGAGGGATTCGGATATGATTCTTCAGGACAAAGTGGAACTGTGCAAGATCAAATAGGTGCAGGATTATTTGGAAGTGATGGAATATTTGGATCAAGTGCAGCAGCACCCGCAGCAGCACCAGCAGCAGCAGCACCAGCACCAGCAGCAACACCAGGAGCACCATCATCAGGTTCTAATACGAAAGATTTAATGGGAGAAACACAATTATCTACTACAAATACTATAGTTGTATTTGTTATACATGTTGTTATTGCAATTATTATAACATATATATGGGGTATTTTAGGAGCAAATGTATTATTTTTAATGACAATGTCACAAAATGATAAAGACTATATTTTTCCAACAAAAAGATACCAAGACCCATATTGTTACAAGGATAAAAATTCTTCTTTTTTTGGTTACGGATTTCCCTATAATCTTCTACCTCGTCAATGCTTTGATAGACAAGGAGAACAAAATACAATTGAACAAGAAGGTGTAGATATATATATAACTACTGCATTAGATAATGGTGGCGTAGGAGGTGGTGTGTCGCATTCATTATATAATTATATTTTTAATTCGGTATATGGAGGATTAGGTCAAGGAGGACGTTCGATGGCTCAAACAATTTTAGGACTATTTGATACAACAGATACTAGCAGGCCAGATAGTAAAGATTCATGGGATGCAATGGAAGTATCAGGAGGTAGAAAGTTATTAATATTTATTCTTTTTCCAATATTATTATACTTTATTGTCATAGGATTGGGTTTTTGGTCAGCAGGAACAGGGCTTGTATTTGGTGTTGTAAGTAAACACCCATTTTGGGGGATGATTTTTAGTTTATTTTTCGGAATATTTATAGCATTTGGTAATGGTATTTGGATGGCAATTCAATCAGTATATATTTTCGGATTATATCCCTGTATGAATATTAAAAATAAACCAACATATGATAAAATATTCAACAATGTCAGACCACATATGCTTTTAATATTTTACATTTTAATAGCATTTTATGCATTTCAAGATTTGGGAAATAGTGGTGGTGCAGGTGTGATATTTTTCATAATAATTTCATACTTTACTGGAAATGCCACGTGAAAATATAACTGAGTTATTACATAATTATTACATAATTATTATTGAATTACATAATTTAATAATAATTTATTAATAAAATGTGTTAAATGTATTGATATATAATATATACATACGCATATATACATAATTGCTTAACACATTAATGACAAAATCTAAAAATAAAGGTATCGGTATTGTTATCGATAGTAAACTTCCGTTTGTAAGTGTATGCACGCCAACATTTAATAGGCGTCCATTTGTTGAAATGATGATAAAGTGTTTTGATAGCCAGGATTATCCGAAAATAAAAATGGAGTGGATTATTATAGACGATGGAACTGATCCAATCGAAGATGTAGTGAGTTCGCATCCAAGTGTTAAATATTTTAAATATGACGAAAAAATGACGCTTGGAAAGAAACGAAATCTTATGCACAAAAAGGCATGTGGTGATATTATTGTGTATATGGATGATGATGATTATTATCCACCCAATCGTGTTTCACATGCAGTGGAACGGTTAATGGAAAATCCTACAGCACTGTGTGCTGGTTCTAGTGAAATGTATATATATTTCAAAGATAACAAAGACAAATGTCGTATGATACAGTTTGGGCCATATGGTCCTGACCACGCAACAGCAGGAACATTTGCATTTAAGCGTAAACTATTAAGAGAAACGCAATATAATGAGGATGCATGCTTGGCGGAAGAACGTGAATTCTTAAAAAATTATACTGTGCCATTTGTGCAATTAGATCCATTAAAAACAATATTGGTATTTTCGCATTCGCATAATACATTTGACAAGAGAACACTTTTAACAAATATGGAAGGAAATTCTTATATAAGATATAGTTCAAAAAAAATAGAGGATTTT